TCGCTTAGTGCGATAGCGATGGCTTGTTTCTTGTTTACCACTTTTTTATTTGATTTACCAGACTTAAGTTTTCCAGCTTTGTATTCACGCATTACTTTGCTGATTTTCTTTTCTTTTTTCACAGCATTCCTAGATAAGCTCTAGCATATTCGTCGTTATATCCTTGTTCTATTAACTGATTATACCTATCTAATTCGCTTTGTGTTAATCCGTCCATGTAATTTTGTATGGTTTGTTGCTCTGTGTTTTGTTGTTGATTCAACACACCATCGTCTTTATTTCCTCCTCCCATACTGAACTTACCACCTGTTTCAGCCTCAGTCATTGCTTGAGCAGCAGCTTGCGCCATTTGAGATTCAGTTAAACCTGTTACACCGCTTATGCTTTGTATATCTGCTATTTGTTGATTTACAGCAGGGTTAGTTGACATAGGACCAGTGTAACTAAAATCTTGTGACACTAGGTTACCTTCTGCATCTACCATAGGACCAGTAAACGAATAATTTTTTGGGTTCATAGCGTAAGAAGGTTTATCCATAGCAATATTGGCCAAAGCATTCATCATTCCGAGAGTGCCTATCCCTTGAACTCCAAGTACAGATCCTGTAAGTGCATTATATCCTGTACCAAGTGGGTCATCTATAGCCTGCCCTGTAAGTTTTGAAACATAGTCTTGTATTTCATTAAAAGACAGATTGTTAAGATCATTTATTTCATTTACTTGTGCCTCGGTTATGTCATCAAGACTTTCTATGCCGTATGTGTCTTTAACAAACTTTGATAGTCTAGGATTCTGACTAACTTTATCTACAAAGTTTTGTTTTGCTGTCTTTTTTGTAAACATACTTCCAAAAATTTTATCTAAAAAACTTTCTTCTTTTACCTCGGGAGTAACATCAACTGTGGGAGTTATTGTCTGATCCTCATGAATATTAAAATTAAGTGTAGGTGCAGGTTGTTGATTTGGTCCGCCACCACCAATATTTGGGTTAAAGCCTCCGTAGTCATCAGGTTCAGCACTCATCATTTGTTGAGCACTTATTGACTGTGGATCATTTCCTCCGTGTGAACCACCACCATTATTACTGGTATTACCTGAATTGTTATTATAACCACCACTACCACTACCTTCTGCCCCGTAGCCTCTAGCTTCTCTTTCTCCCGCTCTGTCTGGATCACCCATGTCAGCTCCGCCACCACCAAAGAAACCTATACGGCCACCTTGAGCCATTTTTTGTTTTCTTAATAAAAGTTCTAGTGGATTATTCATCTACAACCGTCGCTTTCATCTGTTTTATACCGTCTTTTGCAAGTGAAATAGACGCTCTAAGCTTAGCGTGGTCGTCATCTTGCTGTAATTTAGCATCAAACTCTTGACCACCTCTAATTAGTTTTAGAGTTTCCATGTTAGCTTTTTCTTCGCCTTCTTTTTCTTTTCTTTGCTGTTCTGCAGCCTTAATTTGGTTTTCATCAGACTTTAATTTTAGTAATGGGTCACTATCAAGCTGATTTAGCACTTTTTTCTCTTCTTCTAGGTAGTCAGTAGTCAATTGTGCTATCAATTGTGACTTTCTTGCCTCAATTCGGTCAGTTTCTTGCTTCATTTGCTGTTGCATTTGCTGTAATTGCGGATTTTGTTGTGCTTGAGGGCCCATTTGCCCCATTTGCTGTTGCATTTGTTGCATCTGCATGCCCATTTGTTGTATTTGGGCTAATTCTTCGACAAATTCTAGCTGAACTTGCTCTTGAGCCATCAATGCAATGTGTTCCATGCAGTTTTTTGACAATAAAGCAAGTGCTTGAGGGTTATTTCTTGCCATAAATGTGCCCATAAACGTCAAATGAGCGTCCATATGTGCTTGGTGATCTTGTCCTGGAAACGCTTTGAACGGTTTTCCAGTCATTGCCATAATATTTTCCATAGCAGGGTCCATTGGAGCCGGTTTTTGAGGTGGTGGTAATATTACGTTAATATTCTTGACCCCTAACGCCTCGTACATGTTTCTATAAGCTTCGTGCATATTGTGCATTTTTGGGTTTGACATTGCTAACTGCAACGCACTTTGTGCAACTGTAATTCTTTGTGTTTGTGAAAAAATGTTTGGATCAGCTACAGGAATAATATCTATTCTCTCGTTAAAATCCATTTGTTTGATTTCTTTTCTAGCACCAATAATATCATACGGATAAACCGGTGGTAGGTAAGTTGCAAACGCATCTGATAATAGCATGAACTCACATTTCATAGATTGATATAATCTTTTGTGAATAGCAGACATAACCCTAGAGCCACGCTCCAATAATGCAACTGTCGTACCTACTGCTGCACTTTGATTTCCGTCACCGACCTGCATATCTGCAATACTTGCAAAACGTTGCCCAGATTGAACTACAAAGTCCATAAGCTGAAGCAACGTCGCATTGGGTCCTTTGAACGGTAAAGGCATGAACGCATCATTTAAGTTTCCACCAGGTGCATCAACGTCTCGGAACTCTCCCGGCTGCAACGGTTGAGCTTCGTCACGTACTCTGATGCCTCGCATCTTGAACCCGGCCGGTAAATTAGCCAAGGTGCCAGCGTCTAAAAGTTGTCTCAATGCTGCAGTTGCAGTTCGAGACAATCCGCCGATCATATGAATTAAACCGAATCCATAGAAGCCTAGTCCTGGTAGGAATTTAAAGTGTACGAAATAATCTTTTCTTTTTTTAGCTTGGTCTTGTTGTTCGTAGTTTCTTCTAATTGATAAAACTTTTCCTGAGCCTTCATCAATAGAAACTATGTATGGAACTTTAACACCAGAAGGTTCACCTTGTTCGTCCATCTCTTCAAAACCTGGTAAATCTAAATTTGTGTGAAACTCTAGTACAGAATAAATTTCATCATTGTGCGGATCAACACCACCCAACTCATCTTTCTTTTCTGTAACTTCATCTGCGTTGTAATCTTCTTCTATTTGTACATCACTGTAAAAACCACTAAGTTGATTTTTTAATAAATCATTACCTGTCATTTTTATTTTGTGAATTATTGTTTCTGTGTCGTCTAAACTTGTAGCAGTGTATGGAACGTATAAATCTTCTGCAGGTACAAACTTAGATACACAACGACCTAGTAACTGATCGTAATAAACTTTTTTAAATGTAGAACCTGACAGTGGTAGATTAAATAACATCTGATCAAACTCAGGTTCGTATTCTTTCATCTCAGTCATAAGCTGATAGTTCATAAAATCTTTAACTCTATCTGCTTGTGCTTCTCTATCCGGGGTCATCGCTCCGATAATCTGTGTTCTTACGGGTCCATCTGCAGGCAACAATTCTTTATAAGCGAGCGCCTGGAATTGTGTTACAGCTTCTGCAAGTACCGGGTGTGTTGCACCACTTGCGCCTCTAAAAGGTTCTGCTCGATCTTCATATTTAAAACCAAGAAGGTCCATACCTTTTGTGTATGTGTTTTCCCAGTCTTGTCTTGATGCTTTACAGTCTTCGTAAATTTTTATTAAGTCATTACTAACTTCTTCTATAATATCATCGTCTAATAAATTAGATAAATTTTCATTATGGCCTTGTGGTCCAATTGATGCATTTAATGCTTGTGGATCAAAATTAATCTCCGCTCCACCGTCCTCTGTTTGTGTAACTTCGATCGGCTGTTGTTGGTTTTGTTGCTGTTGCAACAATTCCATTGTCGCTTGAGACTGGGCTTGTGGACCTTTAATAGAAACTGTTTTCCTAGGCCTCTGCGTTGTTATTGATTTATCAATTACCATAATTTACTCTCTCCTTAAATTTAGAGGCTATGCCGCCTTGCGCCATTCCTACTCTACCACCTTTAGCCATATCGTCTACGATATTTGGGTCTGTTTGGTTTTTTATAAAATCGTCTATTACAGACTTTTGCTTGTCTATCTTTTTACCACCAGTTGCAAAATTTTCCCAGTTAGAAACATCTCCTTTTAAATCATCGTAACCACCAAAATTTTCATAATCGTACGGATCGCCCTTTGCGTATTCTCCTGCTTCAAAAGTTGGTTCTTCTGTCATTACTCCTTTTTTGCCAGACTTATCTGTCATAACGAAGTTTTGTCCTGGTGTGTATTCCATAGAAACTTGCTGGTAATCAGCTCCCCTACCAGTTACTGTAATCTTACCTGTAGCCATATCTTCATACACAATATAATCGTCTAACTGATAAACTTTTTCAGTATCACCACCAGAAGTAAACTCTGCATAACCTGGTTCTCTTTTAACTTTACCTTTAGTTCTAATTCTATTTACAAGTAATGGAAACCAATCCGGCATACCTGCAGCTGGTTTAATTGCTTTAGTAACTACCGGTGCTACTTTATCGGCTGCTCTAAAAGGCAACATTAGACTTGCAGCACCTGCGCCTAATAATCCTAAAAATCCACGTCGACCTATCTTTGGTCCGCCACCACCTTCTGCAAAACCAATACGTCCACCTTCTGCATTTAATGTTCTTTTAGTGTCAAAAGGTGATTTATAAACTCCTGTTTGCATGGCTTCTTGATATGCTTTTTGTATTTGTTCCATCTTCTCCATTATTTCTTGACCTTCGCCTGGTGTCTTAACTTGCTCTAATAGTTCTTGTCCTCGGAGCATATCTGCTTTTGCTTGCTCTGATATAGACTCCATAGCTTTTCCAAGATTACCGCTTTTAGTTAAGTCTTCCATAGAACCACCTAACATAGAATCCAATACCTCTTTTAGTTTATTAGATTCTTTTTCAACCAAGGCCATATCATTTGAGTTTTCAAGAATGTCAAAATCAATATTGCTGGTATCTAATCCCATTTGGTCTAACTGAGATTTAATTTCTTTTGTTTGTGTTCTTATTGTTGCTAATTGACCACTCACTTTTGAACTTTCTTTCATGAGTTCGTCTTCTACGTCAGCAAGTACCCTTTGTTGTGGTGATATATTAGGAGAAGGGATTGCATCAACCTCAACATTACTTAACGCTTCAAAAAATTCATCAACAAACTCTTCCATATCTTGAGTGTTGTACATAAGTTTGTTTTCAAGATAAGCCTCTATCCTCGCATCCTCGTCAACAGTCATTCGTTTAGGACTACCTGGTTCGTAACCTTCATTAGCCATATCAACAATAGCTTGTCTAACTTCTTCATCTGATCTATTGGATGCTTCTACTACTCGTTTAATAAAATTTTTAGAAGTAGGACTGCCACTAGATACGTCAACATCTGGATCACCAAAAAATTCATCAGGCGGAGATTCCGTTGCTATAATTTCTTTTGCTCTTTCTTTACTTTCATTTGCCGACTTTGCTCCTGCAGCTCGTTCTGCTTCTAACTGATCTAGAGTTATATTACGTTGTTGCATAACGTATTCGTCAAACGACATGTAGTCTGCTGCTTTACCATCAATATAAGATTGTCGCAAAGCTGACTCAGAAAAGGCTCCTCTGCCTTCTCGCATTTGCATTTCTGTAAATGACTCTGGTTTGTAACTGTATTCTTGAACTACCGTATTACCGTCTTGGTCTATAACTTCTGGACCTTTTTTAAACTCACCTGGTTGTGTAGTTTCGTCATACCCTGATGTAAAATCGTCAATCTTTTTTATTTTATCAGGATCAACAGTAGTTGGTACGTCATCAGCAACGCCGAAAAACTTTTTAAATAAGTTACCTAATCCTTTTTTCTTGGCCATTAATAGTACGTCCTTTGCTGTTCTGGTAACTCTTCATCCTCGTAATCTTCTGGATGATCTATAAAGCCACCTTGCCTAAACCTCATTACTGCTTGAGTCATACTATCCACAAGGTCATCATGTTCCCCCAGTGGAAATGCAGCGCATTCCTCAATCATTTCTTCGGTAAACTTTCGGTCTG